GCCGTCTTGATCGAGCGCCGGCAGGCCGACGAGGATCGGAACCGCGCGGCGCGGCGCCTCGATCTCGCGTCCGGCGCGCTCGCCTGGCGCAATCGCCGCCTATCCGATGCGGCCGAGCGCGGCGTCCTGACCGCCGAGCGCAAAGAGCGGATCACAGCGAACGCGCGGATCAGGCTCGAGCGAGCGCTTCGCGATGCCGGTCCGAGCGTCCAGGCGATTATCGTCCGCCGCGGCGACGTCATGCCCGGCAAGGTTTTTACGCGCGTCCGGCTCAACGTCTGGCGCAAGGAAGGCGCCGCCGTGGTCGCGAAGGCGCTCAGAAAGGACAAGGTGCAGGTTCGATGACCAATCTAGACCCCAAGGCGGCGGTGAAGCGGATCGCCGACCGCTACATCACGCCGGGCGGCCTGACGAAGGCCGACGCCCGGCGCCAGCGCATCGAAGACCTCGAAGAGAGGGCGCTCGCCGGCCTCCACACGAAGCTGACCGATCGGAATCAGGACTTCGCCTATCAGGCGATCAAGGCGCTCGCGCGGATGGCGCGCGGCGAGGAGTGACGCCGTGAAGTACCCGAAAAACCGAAAGCGTCGCGCCCTCGCCGTCAACGCGCGCGAGCGAGGGCGCTCATGAAGGCCGGCGTCGCGACCTTCGACCCATCGCTCCCGATTACGCCGGACGGGATCATCACCTGGGCGCGCGCGCAGACTGCTCCGCCTGTCCCAGCCGCGCCCGACGAGGAAAGATAGTCTATGAAATACTTACTGATTATCGCCTACGCCTTGACGATTCCGGCGGCCAATTTTCTGATCAGCAACGTCGGGACGACCTGTGTCCCCGATGGCCCGTGCGTCATCCCGGTTGCCCCAGGACTCTACGCCCCTTCTGGCGTCCTCGTGATTGGGGCGGCGCTGGTACTGCGCGATTTGGTGCAACTCCGGTTTGGCATCGCTATGTCTTTGCTCTGCGTCATCGCCGGCGCAGCAATGAGCGCCGCCATCGCGCCGCCGACGCTCGCGGTCGCGTCGGGAACATCCTTTCTGTTCTCCGAACTCGTTGACTTTGCGGTCTACACGCCGCTGGCCACGAGACGATTTGCCGTCGCGGTTTTGCTGAGCTGCGCCGCTGGCGCCGTCGCCGATAGCGCTTTGTTCCTTTGGCTTGCCTTCGGGTCTCTGGCGTTCATCGGCGGGCAGGTTGTCGGGAAAGCCTACGCTGCCGTGGCCTATCTCGTTATCCGATTTGGATTGCGACGCTTCATCCTACCGTCCAAATGATTCACTACCACGGTACGCCAATTTCACCGATCGCAGCTCTTTACGAACTTCGCGGCCGGTGCTTCTGCATATCGCACGCGGCGCCGCAGGACGTCGCCCGCTGCCACCAAATCGGCCAGTCTGTGATGCTCGACAACGGCGCCTTCTCGAAGTGGAAGCGCAACCTGCAGACCGACTGGCCGGCATTCTACGCATGGGCCGAGCCATGGCTCTCGTTTCCGACGACATGGGCCGTGATCCCGGACGTCATCGACGGAGGATCGCAGCTTCAAGACGCACTTGTCCGGGAATGGCCGTTTGGCCGGAAGGGCGCGCCGGTCTGGCATATGGACGAGCCGCTCGACCGACTTCTCAGCCTTGTCGACGACTGGCCGCGCGTCTGTATCGGGTCGACGGCCGAGTTCGCAATCGTCATGTCGGCGGCGTGGCAGCGCCGCATGGACGATGTCTGGAACGACCTCGCGCACCGGCGCCGGTTTCTTCCGGCCGTTCACATGCTGCGTGGGATGCAGTGCTCCGGTGCGCGCTGGCCGTTTGCGTCGGTCGACAGCACCGACGTCGCTCAGAATCACAACCGGCCGCAAAACTCGCCGCGATCGCTCGCGGATCGTTGGGACGCTGTCCAGACGCCCGGTTCATGGTCGCCGCGCGTCGGTCAAGAAGAACTCGACCTTTGCGCGCCTGTCCCCGCCTTGTCCCTTCCGGTCCCCAAACGGGGAAAAAGAGCTGACCGGACCGCCTCTTATTGCGGGCCGTTCTTGACCCCAAGGCGCGCTATTTTAGGTGATACACATTGACCCGTTTTTGTGCCATCCCGACGTCATGCTCGGCGAAGACGCGTCGTGAACGAATCACCGCTCCCGGGCCTTTCTAGGTTGCATTATCTTCCGGGTTTGCCGCAGCCGGCGCACGTCGCCTTCAGCTTGAAACCAACAGCGTAGTAGTCCTTTGCGACGACGTCGACGACATCCTTGTGGCCGCATGATCGGCAGGTCACGCGCAAGGGAATTGGCTCGTTTCGATCGAGTGGCGCTAGGTTCAGTTGACCCTTGCGCTTTGGCCGGCCGCCTCCATAGCCTCGGAACGTAGGCATTTTTTGCTCCTTCATCAGTATGTTACGAGCCATACTGACCGCTCGGCTCCACGCCTTGTCGCGAGCGTCCTCGACCCTAGCTGGGACGTCGAGAAGCTCGGCCGACGACCATCGCCAAGCCGTCGAATGGTTGACGCCGGCGCGGGTGGCGACAGCGTCGATTGTCATCAATCCGGCGCGCAAAACCATAAGCGCCGCAAGGCGGTTGATTGTGTGGGTGTTCGGAGTGTTGGTCATTTGCGCAATAAGGTATTGCGACGCCGCAACCTCGTCAAGCAAAACCAGCGCAACCAGACCTAATCCTGTGCGTGACAAATCAATACGTTAGCGTGGTGCGCCAAAATAACCATTGACGCCGACCCAAATTTCCGATCAATCTCCCCGCGCCCCCCTCGCGCGTAACCTCTCATCCTGTTCGGGCAACGCAGGGCGCGCGAATAGCGCGCGAGCCCCCGGCGCTACACGCAGAGCGGAAAGCCACCAGCCGCAACGACGAGCAGCGAACCTAGAAGATAGAGCGCACCTCACCAAAATGGCGCTCTGTTCCCAGATTATCATCGCTGCGTCCTCTTCAAAGCACGCGCCTGACGGCGCTTGAAGAACACCAAAAAGAAGGCGACCAGGCAGCGAGCGAGAAGAAAGAATCGACGCATAATCACGTCGTCGAGCAGGCATCAAGCGCCGGTCTAGAAGTTAAATCCCGCCTATCAAAAGATGCGCGCGGCGCGCCGGTCTGGCCCGACCTCTCCCGGCTCGGCGCTTCAAGCGGCATGGCGAGGCGGCGGCCCCCAAAGTCGCCGCCTCGTCCCCCATCCGACACCGCCCCGACGACCAGCCAGGAGCGACGCCGATGTTCTTCGTTGCCTACGTGGTCGCGATCGGATTGTCCGGAAAATACCTACAACCACTTCGCGCGGCGGCTCGGGTCGAGAGCGGATCGGCTCACGCCTTCAAAGCATCGCAACCGGGATAGCGCCAACTCGGCCGCCCGCGCGGACCATCAATTTCAACCTGGAGAGGTCCAATGACGACGACGATCAAGGTCACGAGCCACAACTACCCGGCGCTCGTCGAGACGTTCGAACGCGGCTGGGACGCCGAGCAGAACCGGCCGGCGGATCTCCGCAAGCGCGACTCGCGCGTCCTGACGCCGGCGGACGGCGAGCAGAGCTTCTACTGCACGACGAGCATGGAGCTCCGCGTCGTCGACCTCGAATACGACGACCCGCGCGTCCCGGCGCCGCCGGCGGTTGTCGAAGCGGCGCCTGCCGCCGAGGAACCCGTAGCGGCCGCGCCCGCGGCTCCGATCGATCCGGCCGCGCCGTTGCAGGCCGAGCAGACCGAGGCCGCTCCGGCAGCGCCGGAGGCGATCGTCGAGCCTGTGCACGTCGATCCGCCGGTCGCGCCTGCGCCTGCAGCGCCGGTCGCCGCGGCTCCGGCCGATCCTGCGCTCGCCGAAGCCGCGCCGGCCGCGGCTCCGAAAGCCGAAGGCGCCGTCTGATGAACGCCTCAAGCCCGAGCAAGCTCAACGTCGGCGACGTCGTTCGGCTGACGTCCGACACCGTCAATATGACGGTCCGCTCGATCGACGGCGACAAGATCGTCTGCCGCTGGCACGACGAAGCCGACGACCTGCTCTCCGAAGACTTCGCTCGCGCCGAGCTTATCTTCGTCCGATCGCCTGATCGCGGTTGACGTGAAATCTCCCCCTCGCGCCGCCGGGCCGAAGCCGAAGCGACCACCACACCGGCCGCCACACGCGCCGGACGATCGGCTCCGCAACCTCGTCAAATGGCTCCGCATCGGCGGCAACACGCAGGAGAGGATCAGCGAGGCGATGAGCCTCGATCCGAAGACGCTCCGCAAGCACTATCGCGCGGAGCTGGACGAGTCGAAGCGCGATATCGACGCGCTGATGACAAACTCCATCGTGATGATGGGCCTGGGCGGCGAGAAGCGCGACTGGACCAAAGCGAACATCACCGCCGCGATCTTCTACGCAAAGACGCAGATGGGATGGAAAGAGCCGCCGCAAGCGATCGCGCATAGCGGCGTCGTCGGCTCATACGACGCGGAGAAGCTCAAAGATCTGAGCGACGAGGAGTTGAGCGACCTTGCAGAAGTTCTCGCCCGAATCTCTCCGGCGACTCCCGTCGCTGGCGGCGGTTCAAACGGAGCTGGCGCGTAGGCAGGCGGAACGCGCCGGCCATAACGCGCGGTCGGCGACGCAGACGCTTCTCGACTTCACAAAGTACACGACGCCGGACTATCTGATCGGCTGGTTCAATCAAGACATTTGTCGGCGGCTCGACAAGTTCCTCGCCGACGTCGCGGCCGGCAAGCGACCGCGCTTGATGATCTTTGCGCCGCCGCGGCACGGAAAGTCTGAGCTCGGCTCTCGCAAGCTGCCAGCCTACGCGCTAGGCCGCTATCCGGATTTCGAGGTCATCGGCGCGAGCTACAGCGCCGATCTTGCCGATTCGATGAGCGCCGACGTCCAGCGCATCATGAGTTCGGAAGCGTATCGCGTCGCGTTTCCGGAGACGCGGCTCGCGCGCTCTGGCGCTCGCCAAGCCGGCGACGAGAACTGGAAACGGACGGACGACTATTTCCAAGTCGTCGGCCGCCGCGGTTCCTATCGTTCGGTCGGCGTCGACGTCGGCATCACCGGGCTAGGCGGCCGCATCGTCATCATTGACGACCCGGTCAAAGACGCAAACCAAGCCGCGAGCGCGACCTATCGCGAGAAGGTTTGGACCTGGTACACGCAGACGCTCTATTCCCGCCTCGAGCCCGGCGCGGGGATCATCCTCATCATGACTCGCTGGCACGTCGACGATCTCGCCGGCCGTTTGCTCGCCGCGCAGGAGACCGGCGGCGATAAGTGGGAAGTCGTTTCCTATCCCGCGATCGCCGAAGTCGACGAGACATTCCGACGCATCGGCGACCCGCTCTTCGCCGCACGCTACGATCTCGCGGCGCTGCAACAGATCCGCGGCGCGGTCCTGACTTACGCATGGTCGTCGCTCTATCAGCAACGACCGGTGCCGCGCGAAGGCGCGCTCTTCAAGATGGCGTGGTTCGCCGAGAAGATCGTCGACATCGCGCCGGCGGACTGTATCTGGTGGCGGCATTGGGATTTGGCGGCGAGCACGGCGCAAGCCGGCGCGCAGAATCAAGCATGGACGGCCGGCGTCAAGCTCGGCTATTCGCCGTCGCTCAAACGCTACTATGTTGGCGACGTCAAACGCGTTCAAGAAGAAGGCGACGACGTCCGGCGGACGATCCATGTCGTCGCGGTCAACGACGGCAGGCAGGTCAAGATCAGCCTGCCGCAAGACCCCGGGCAAGCCGGCAAAGTTCAAGCGAAGGATTTCATCGCCGGGCTCGCCGGCTTCATCGTCAAAGCCGAGCGCGAGACGGGCGACAAGGTCACGCGCGCCGAGCCGTTCGCCGCACAGTGCCAAGCCGGAACCGTCTATCTTGTCTGCGGCGCATGGAACACCGCCTATCTCGATGAGCTGTGTCTCTTTCCGTCGAGCGCGGCAAAGGATCAGGTCGACGCATCGAGCGGAGCCTTCGGCCGACTCTCCGGCGGTCAGGTGATCCCGATTGTCATTCCGTTCGTTCACAGCGTCTCACGGACGTTCCCATAACCAGAAGGCGGCGACGTAATGGCGAAGTCTCCGGCCGCGCGCCGCGCCAAAGACCCGAACTTGAACGGCGGTTCCTACGGCGCCGTGCCGGTCTACGACAACGGAATGAAATTTGCCGATCTCGGCTCGACGGGCCTGCGCGCGTTCTCCGGCTGGGTTCGCGAAGAATATCTGCCGCAGCTTCAAGGTCGGCAGGCCGCGCGCGTCTTCCGCGAGATGCTCGACAACTCGCCGATCGTCGGCGCCGTGATGTTCGCGATCCTCGGCGTCATGCGCAAAGTCGAGTGGCGCACCGAGCCGGTCGACGACACGCCGGCGGCGAAAGAAGCGCGCGACTTCGTCGACTCGCTCCGCTTCGACATGAGCGACACCTGGGAAGACTTCATCACCGAAGCGCTCTCGATGCTCGGCTATGGCTTCGCGCCGCATGAGATCGTCTACAAGCGGCGCGCCGGCCTCAAGCCGTTCGGCTCGGCCGTTCCGTCGAGCCAATTCGACGATGGCGCAATCGGCTGGCACCGCTTGCCGATCCGCGGCCAGGACACGGTCTTGAAGTGGTTCTTCGGGCCGAATGGCGAAATCCTCGGCTTGACGCAACAGCCGTGGGTCGGAACGCTCATCGACCTGCCGATGGAGAAGATGCTTCTCTTCCGGCCGTCGCAGCACAAGAATAATCCTGAAGGAAAATCGATACTTAGGACCGCGTATCGCTCGTATTATTTCGTCAAGCGGCTCGAAGAACAGGAGGCGATCCTCTTCGAGCGCATGAGCGGCATTCCAGTGATCAAGGTTCCGAACTCGTTGCTCGAGGCCGCCGCGGACGGAAACCCGAACGCCGTCGCCGCGCTCAACGCTTACAAGAAGCTCGTCGCCAACGTCCGGATCGACGAGCAGATGGGTATTCTGATCCCGTCCGACGTCTACCAGACCGGCACCGGCGCCGGCAGCGTGCCGATGTACGAGTTCAAACTCGAAACGCCGAACTCCGGCCGATCGAACCTCGACGCCGACACGCCGATCAAGCGGCACAAGATCGACATCATGACGTCGGTCCTTTGCGACTTCCTCGAAATGGGGCACACGAGCCGCGGCGCGCAGAACCTCGCCGACACGAAGGTCGACCTGTTCATGCAGGCCGTCGAGGGCTGGCTCAACGCGATCGCCGCCGTCATCAATCGCCACGGCCTTCCGCGGCTCTGGGCGCTCAACGGTTTCGATCCGGCGACGATGCCGCAGATTGTTCCGGACATGGCGCAGCGGATCGACCACGACATCTTCTCGAACATGATCCTCAGGCTCTCGCAGGCCGGGATGCCGCTCTTCCCCGATCCGGAGCTTGAGCAATACATTCGCGACACGCTCGGCCTTCCGGACGCCGGCGAGAACGCCGCGATTGCCGAAGACGAGACGATCGAAACCGCCGAACCCGATCCGGCGCAAGCCGCCGACAAGCGCAAGCGTCTGCAGGCGACGATCAAGAAGCAACTTGTCCACTTTCTTGCGAAGCGAGGTCGCAACAAATGAAGACGTTTGACGTCGAGGCGCCGGATGGCCGCATCGTTCGATTGCAGGCCGAATCGATCGATACTCTCAAGCCGCAAATTGCGGCCGGCTACACGATCGTCGCCGAGGCGTTCGGCGCGCGCAAGGATGGAACCGGCGGCTATTCGATTCCGCTCGGCGGCAAGTCGCTGCTCGCGATCTTGCTCGAGGCACACGGCGATGATCTGCTCGCTTGGCTTGCGTCGAAGGGCTTCGAACCGCATTGGGGCGGAATGCGCGAAGACGCCGCGCCGATTGCGCCGCACGTCGACCCCTGATGGCGCTGCGCTATCGCAAGCCGCCGCGCAAAGGCGTCTATCAGCGCCCGGACGATGAGACGCGCGCGATCGCCGAGAAGGGCCGTAGGGCGGCGTCTAAAGCAATCGTCGCGGCTCTTAAGGCGTTCCGCTCGGCTGTGCCGGTCAAAGCGATGGCCGAGAAGATCACCGGCCGCGATCTCGCCGGCGCCGCCGACCTGGTCAACGTCGCGACGCTCAAACACGACTTGCGGGGCGCGTTCGATGCGCTCGTCTCGATCCACAACGAGTCGGCGCAACGCGCGGCCGGCGCGATCAACGAAAGCCTGATCGCGGCGCGCCGGCGACGGCTTCGGAAGGACACGACGACGTTCTCCGGCGATCCGGAGACGCCGAGCCGCTACGCGTTCGACCTCTACACCGACGAAGTGATGGCCGCGATCCAGGACTATCAGGACGCGTTCATCACGGCGATGACCGACGACGTCCGGCAGACCGTCTTCGACGCAATCGCCGCCGGCGTGAAGAATGGCGACGAGCCGTCCGAAGTTGCGGCGTCGATCCGCGACGTTATCGGCCTCAACGACCGCCAGGCGGTCGCGGTTCAGAACTACCGCGCCGCGCTCGAACAGAACATCGGAGCATCGCTCGATTACGCGCTCCGCGATCCGAGCGCCGACGATGCGGTTGCGGCCGCGATCGACGCCGGCTTCGCGCTCGACGCCGACACAATTGACTCTCTCGTCGACGCCTACGTTGAGCGCTCGCTCGACTACCGCGCTGATATGATCGCAGTGACGGAATCGAACCGCGCGGCGAACATGGGCTTACAGGACGCTTATGCGCAGGCGATCGATGACGGCGTCCTTCCGGACGACGCCGTCCGCCAGTTCTGGATGCTCGCTTCCGACGACAAGGTCTGCGACGTCTGCCAAGGCATCGCCGACGATAGCGCCGATGGGATTCCGATCGGCGAAACTTTCGAGAGCGACGACGGCGAGATCGACGGCCCTCCCGCTCACGTTTCCTGCCGTTGCACGTGCGAGGTCCGAACCGATCTCGACATGGTCGCAAGCGCAACCGCGATGGAGGTCGCACCAACATGAACCACGCAATCCTCGGCCAGAAGACATGCGGCAATTGCGGCGTGCGCGCGGTCGACAACGGCCAGCTTGTTTGCGCGCTCAACCCGCCGCAGACGTTCCCGATCGTCGCCTACAAGCAGGTGACGAAGACGTATCCGGACGGCCGCGAGGAATCGACAATGATGCCGTTCGTCTCCGGCTTTGCGAACGCGTTCCCCGGCATCCGCGCCGAGCAGCGCTGCGGCAAGCACGTCACGGAGATCGTCGCGGCGACGAGCCTCGACAACCTTCGCGCCAAGGTGGGATGATCGATGCGCGACTTCCTCTCGATCTTCAAAGACGGCCCGGTTGCCGGCGACGTTCACGTCTCGTCGACCGGCGGTCCGGCGAAGCCGAAGAAGCCGCAGGCGCCGAAGCTGCCGGCAATGAATGGCGGCGTGATCTCGCAAGACGCAACGCTGCCGGTGACTAATCCGACCGCGGCGGCGCAAGCCGAGAACCCGGACGACGACGCGCCGACAAACAAGCGCGGCGCGCGCAACAGCCGCGCCGACCAGACGCGCATCCAGACGATCCACGACCACGCTTGCGCGCTCGGCGCCGTTTGCGACGATCCGGACAACGACGGCGACAACGACGCCGGCAGCGGCGACAGCGACATGCTCGACGACGCGGTCGCGCAGCTTCTCGGCAAGCGCGCCGGCGACGGCGGCTGGTCGATCCCGTTCACGATCACGAAGGCCGACGCGGACCAGCAATTGATCTTCGGATGGGCCTCGACGTCCGAGATCAACGGCCAACTTGTGATCGACCAGCAGGGCGACGGAATCGCGCCGGAAGATTTGGAAAAGGCCGCCTACGACTTCGTGCTCTACGCGCGCAAGCATGGCGACATGCACGAGAACGTCGGAACCGGCCGCCTCGTCGAATCGATGATGTTCACGCGCGAGAAACAGGACATTCTCGGCATCGACCTCGGAAAGACCGCATGGTGGGTCGGCTTCAAGGTCGACGATCCGGCGACCTGGGCGGCGCACAAGCGCGGCGAACTTCCAGAGTTCTCGATCGGCGGCACTGGCCGACGCGTCCCTATCAAGGAGTGAGCGATGCCGACGATGCTCAGGAACCTCAAAATTTCCGAAGTGAGTTCCGTCGACCGCGGCGCCGGCGAAGGTGTTCAGATCCTTCTCATGAAGCGCGCCGACGACGCCGAGGACTATTTCAAGCGCACGTTCACGGACGAGCAGCGCGAGGCCGCGGCGGCTTCGGGCGAAGCAATGGAAGACGGCAGCTTCCCGATCAAGACGAAAGCCGACCTTGAGAACGCGATCCACGCATTCGGCCGCGCCAAGGACAAGGCGAAGGCCAAGGCGCACATCATCGCGCGCGCCAAGTCGCTCGGCTGCGCCGACATGATCCCGGAGGGCTGGGACGTCGCGAAGTCACTCGGCGCCCAGATCAGCGACGCAAGCGCGGCGCTGCTCAAGAGCGTCGTCTCGATCTTCAAAGACAAGTCGACCGCCGACAAGGCGGGCGCGCTGGCCGAGACGTTCGACCAGTTCGAGAAACACCTCGCCGGCGTGCTGCCGGACGAGGTCGTGAAGGCCGCAGAGGCCGAAGCAACCAAGCTCGCAAAGGAGAGCGCGATGACGGAAGCCGAGAAGAAAGCGGCCGAAGAGAAGGCTGCGGCCGAGAAGGCCGAAAAGGAAAAGGCCGAGAAGGCCGCGCACGAAGAGACTTCGAAGGCGCTGGCGAAAGCCCTCGGCGAGATCGCGATCCTCAAGATGTCGCAGAAGCACAAGGACTTCATGGATCATCTCGAAGGCGACGAAAAAGGCAAGTTCGCCGCCAAGACGCCGGAAGAGCGCGACGCGCACATGGAGAAGAACCCGATCGAGAAGCGGCTCCCCGAGTCCGTCCGCAAGGCGCTCGCCCAGGGCGAAGAGGATCGCAAGGTTCTCAAGGCGCTTCAGGAGAAGGACGAGGTCTCGACGTTCGCCAAGCGCGCCGAGAGCATCGGCCTCGTCGCCGAGCAGGGCGAAGTCCTCCGCAAGGCGTACACCGGCGACGCCGTCGCGATCGGCAAGCTCGAAGCCCTGATCAAGGGCATGGGCGAACAGATCCGCACCGGCAAAGTCTTCCAGGAGTTCGGCAAGAAGGGCGGCGACGCCACCGGCCTTACCGCCTACGACGAGTTGATGTCGCTTGCCAAGACCTATCGCGAAGGCCAGGTCGCGCTCGGCAAGAAGTGCTCGATCGAGCAGGCGTTCGCCAAGGTTTACACCGACCCGGCGAATGCCGACGTCAAGAAGCGTCACGACGCCGACGATGTCAACAAGCGCGCCCGCGTCGCGGCCTGATCGCCGCTCCGCAACGAACTGATCGAACCAGCGGCGGCGCCGAAGACCGGCGCCGCCGTTCTCTTGCTCGCGCCGCGACGGCGCCGGCTCCCCCAACAGAAGGACCGCCAATATGGCGACCGAAAGTCCATTGCTTCACGACGGTTCGCAAACCGTCGCCGCCGCCGCCTACAACAACACGCAGAGCCTTGCCGGCCCGTCCGGCTCCGGCCAGTTCCTCGGCGTCGCTCTCTCGCAGTCGGTGGACCGCACGTCGGTTCTCGTCTCCGCAACCGGCCAGCAAGGCTACGGCATCTTGCAGAACAAGCCGAAGCTCGGCGAGGTCTGCGACGTCGGCATCTTCGGCATCACGAAAGCCGTCGTCGCCTCTGCCGGCTCGACGCGCGGCAAGCCGCAGATGTTCACGTCGACCGGCGCCGTGACCGACTGGACCACCGGCTCCAGCTACGCGCAGATCGGCTACGCGCTCGAAAGCGGTTCGAGCGGCCAGATCATCACGATGTTCTACGGCGCGACGCCGCCGAAGGTTCTGACCTAACAACACCATCGCCGCGTTGCTCGCCCGACACGGCGTCGCCTCTCTCAATCGGCCCTTGGGCAAGGCCGCCTGCCAGCGTCTTGAAAGACAGCGGGCAATCCCTCTTGATGGAGCCCTTAAATGCCCCAACCGGTTTATGGCGACGTTCACGTCTCCGCAGCGCTGACGAACGTCTCGGTCGCCTACCTCCAGGAAGACGACGCCTACATCGCCGACAAAGTCTTCCCGATGGTTCCCGTCCAGCATCAGACCGACCAGTATTTCGTCTGGTCGAAGGACGACTTCTTCCGCGACGAAGCGCAGGCCCGCGCGGACGCCACCGAGTCGGCCGGCACCGGCTTCAACCTGACCACGCAGTCCTACAACGCGGTCGTCTACGCGCTGCACAAGGACATCGGGCCGCAGGTTCGCGCCAACGCCGACCCGGCGATCGACATCGACGTCACGACGACACGCGTCTTGATGCAGAAGCTGCTGATCAAGCGCGATCGCATCTTCGCGTCGAAATACATGACGACGTCGGTATGGACCGGCTCGTCGACCGGCGGCGACATCTCCGGCGCGACGTCGGGAACGCCCGGCACCGGCACCGTTCCCTACTGGAACGACGACGCGAACGGCGATCCCTTCACCGACATCGCGACGCAGCAAACGGCGATCCTGCAGAATACCGGCTATATGCCGAACCGGCTCGTTCTCTCCTGGCCGGTCTATCAGGCGCTGCGCAAGCACCCGCTGATCGTCGACCGCATCAAGTACACCTCGCAGCCGGACGCGAAGGACGTCACGCCGCAGATCCTCGCCGATCTGTTCGACGTCGACGAGTGCGTCATCGCTCGCGCGGTCTACAACAGCGCGGCCGAAGGTCTGACCGGTTCCTACTCGTTCATCGTCGGCAAGCACGCGTTGCTCTGCTACGCCGCCAACGAGCCCGGCCTCAACCAGCCGTCTGCCGGCTACACCTTCGGCTGGCAGGGCTTCACCGGCCTCAACAACCTCGGCGTCCGCGTCTCGCAGATTCCGATGAACTGGCTCGGCATGGGGACCGTGCGTGACGAAGCGGAGATGGCGTTCGACATGCCGCTCGTCTCGGCGACGATGGGCGCGTTCTTCAACGGCATCGTTTCCTGATGAGCTACGGCTCGGTTGACGGTGAGATCAGCGGCGGCGTTGTCCGCCGCCGTTTCACCATGAATGGGGATTCCGTCGCCCCCGGAACGAAGCTCACGCGAGATCAGATCCTCGCGATGCCGATCAACAACCGGCGCGCACTCGTTCGCAACAAGAACATCGATGTCTTTCCGCCGGC